TCATGCCGTTACCTCCGCCGAGACGCGCTCGGCCTTCTTGCCCGTGAACTCCTCCCAGCGCCGGACGATGACATCGCAGTAGAGCGGGTCTATCTCCATCACCAGCGCCCGCCGCCCGGTCTTCTCCGCCGCGATGAGCGTGCTGCCCGACCCGCCGAAGAGGTCGAGGACGTTCTCGCCCGGCTTGGACGAGTAGATCATCGCTCGTTCGGCGAGTTCGACCGGCTTCTCGGTGAGGTGAACCATCGCCTGCGGGTTGACCTTCTTCACGCTCCAGACGTCGGTGGCGTTGGTGATCTCCGGGTTGAAGTAGTGCGCTGCGCCTTCCCGCCAGCCGTAGAAGCAGTTGTGCGTGACGATGCCGTCGGCGATGTAGTGCTGGTGCTTGTCCACGGCCATCGAATGGACCGGGCCGAGGTAGGACTGCACGTCCACCGCTCGGACGGGGACCCAATCGAAGCGTTGTCCATCACGAGGAACCGGCACGGCCATGACGCCGGGCAGCAGGTTGCATGCGCGGACCTGAAGCGGAACGCGGCAACCATACTTCGGGCGCGTATGGCCGCGGGTAATGAACGGATAGAGCACGTCCCGGCGATGGTCGGCCAAGGCCCGCCGCGCCGCCCGCTCCAGAACATCCGGGTCGAGGGTCTCATAGATGCGCCTGATCTGCGCATCCGAGCGCCGGGACCGCGGCGACTCGCACCAGAACGTCGTCGGGATGCCGTAGGCGGTGGAGACGATTTGTTCGGCGACCGTCGCCTCGCCCTTGGTGGGATGAACGCTCAGCACCCACGCGGCCTCGCCCTCCTCCATGCTCAGCCGCTGCTTGACCCCGAATCCCCAGGTCGAGCGGAGTTTCGACGCCCCCACGCGCCACCACGGACCGCGTTGCATGAGGTACACGCACCAGGCGTCGCGCGACTGGGGGGTGAGTTTCACGCTCCAGACGTGGCCATCCGTGCACCAGGTCGTCCGGTCGCCGGCCGCGACGCCGTACAGCGGACCGCGGTACTCGCGACGGGTCGTGAGAACTTCCATCCCATGCCGCAGGCCGACCATCGCGGATGAACTGCTGCTGAAACTGACCACGCGGTCGCCGTCGCGCAGGCTCGCGATTGGCACGTCGCCTTCCGGGGTGAGCACCCGTGTATCGGGAGGCTGGCACCACTCGTGATTCCCCATGAAGTCCTTCCGCGTCAGGACCGGGTGCTCCTTGACCCAGATGATCATCTGCGAGAAGTAGAGCTGCGATTCGCGTAGCGCGTTCGGGTAGTTCCAGATGTTCGAGTACCCGCCCCAGATGTAGAAGGCCCGGCCCGGCTCCAGCACCCGCTGGATGTTGCCGAACCACAGCCGCAGGAGGCGTGCGAACTCCTCGTCGGAGATGAAGTCGTTGACCAGCGGCCGGTCCTTGGGACGGAGCTTCCCCGTCGTGGCGTGCGTCTCGCCCCGGATGGCGATGTCCATGCCCTGCTGGCCGATGGGCCGGTCGCCGCTGGCGGCGATGGCGTTGTTGCTCCGGCTGGCGACGCCGACATTGTAAGGCGGGTCGGTGTTGACCAGTTGCACGGTCGCCCCGTCCAGCAGCCGGTCCACGTCCTCAGCCTTGCCGCTGTCGCCGCAGAGGAGACGATGGTTGCCGAGCACCCAGAGGTCGCCCGGCCGCGTGATAGCCTCGTCCGGCGGCTCGGGGATGGCGTCGGGGTCGGTCAGGCCCTCGGTGCCCATCGCGCCGAGCATCTTTTCCAGCTCCGCCGACGAGAAGCCCAGGAGTTCCAGGTCGACATCCATGCCGCGCAGCTCCGACAGCTCGATGGGCAGGAGTTCCATGTCCCAGGTCGCCAGTTCGTGGAGCTTGTTGTCCGCAATCCTGAAGGCCCGCACCTGCTCCGGCGTCAGGTCGCCGGCTCGGATGACGGGCACCTCCTTCAAGCCCAGTTTGCGCGCGGCTCGGACGCGCGTGTGCCCGGCGATGAGCACCCCGTCGGCGTCAACGATGACCGGAACCTTGAACCCGAATTGCTTGATGCTGGCGGCGACGGCGTCCACGGCTTGCTCGCCAATGAGCCTCGGGTTCTGCTGGTACTCTTTGATCCGCTCGATGTCCCACATTTCGATTTGCATGGGTTCCTTTCCTTTCACCCTTAGGCTCGCGGTCGGGCGGGGCATGTCGCCCCGCCCGAACCGCCTGCGCCCGGCCATGCCTTGCCGCACCTCGCCACGCCGCGTCCCGCCTCGCCTTGCCATGCCCGGCCGGGCCTTGTTCCTGCCCGCATGGCACCATTCCCTTCGCCGACAGACTTCCAAGACTTTCCAAGGGTTACGCCCCGTTCGCGCCAGGTTCCGCCAGGTTGCGACCTTTCCGCCTGGGCGGCGGATTCCTCGACCCCACGAACGGGTCGCGCCAGGGCGCAACCTGGCGCGTCCACGCCCGCTGGAAAACCGGACACTTGTCGGAAACTGTGCCTATACGCGCGACCGTTCCCGCCGCCGTCTCGGCGCATCCTTGCGGCGGAGGAACCGCTGGTTGCCGCCACCGCACCCCTCGCGCGCGTACGCGCGGGCGCACGCGGCGCGTGTAGGGGTACTATGAGGTGATGAGGTAACTGGGAAGAAGATGATGTAATCTCTTTTCTTTTCATAACTTACGCCCCCGACAGTTCCCGCATCCGGCCATGCGGCGACCCTGCGGTCTGGTCGGCAACCGTCCTATCCCCATTGCCAGTTGCCACATTTTCATGCGGCAACTGTGGTAACTGCCCAACGCCGTTGGGGACCAGCAGCCGGTATCGCTGGGCGACCGGGCCGCCTCCGGCGGTCGAGCCCACGTCGTGCTCGATGCGCCGCTGGCCGCGCAGGGCGTTGCGGACCTCCTCGATGTCCTTGTCGCTCCACTTGAGGCGTCTTGAGAGTTCCCAGTGCGGCATCCAGGCGTCGCCGCGCCGTTGCCGCCACGAGGTGAGCACCTCCAGCATCCGCTTGCACTTGGCGTCGAACTCGCCCTCGGCGACGTGCTGGCCGGCCATGAAGAGCATCCGCCGGGTCTGGTAGTCCACGAACCGCCAGGCCCACCGGACGGCCCGCTCGTCGATGCGCATCTGGAGGCGGTCGGCGCTGACGGCGTAGATGAGCGCGAGCTTGCGGGCCTTCTCGTAGGCCCTGGCCCAGATGGCCATGCCCGCCGGGTCGTCCTTCTCTTCGGCCTCGGCGTAGCGGTCGTCAGCGAACGCACGGCATTCTTCCAGGGCGGTCTCGGCCTCCGGCGTCGCCTCGACGCAAACGGGTATCGGATGCCAGTCCTGGAGGTTGCCCGTGCCGGGCCGGAAGTCGGCCCACCATCGGGCGGTCTCGAGGATGGACTCTGGGATGGGTCGCGCTACGGGCGTCTGGCCGCGGCCGCGCTTGCCCGCTTCCACGATGATGAGCCTGGCGAAGAAGCCGTTGTTGAGCATGCGGACGTTGAGGGCCTCGTAGTAGTACTTAGGCACGGCCGTGCCGAGCATGCACAGCGACGGCTGGTCGATGACGCCGGGCGACTGGCCCCCGGCCTTGACCCGCATGGGGTGGATGGTGCTGCTGGAGGTGTACATCTTCAGCAGCACGTTCATGATGCCCTCGTGGCGGGCGTCGGAGGCCTTGTTGATGGCGTTCATCAGGCCGTCGATTTCGTCGGTCTGGAACAGGACCGACGGGGTGAGGAACAGGCGGTCCTCGATGCCCTCGCCGCTGGCGAAGGCATCGCCGAGGCAGTCCTGGAGACCCACCTCGACGCAGATACGCTGGTTGACCTTGCGCGGCTCGTTCTTGCCCGCGCCGGAGTTGGCCAGGGCCAGGACGTAGAGGTTCGTGCGGTTGTCGGCGGCGTCGCGGACCTTGCGGCCGGCCAGGAACGCTTGGAGCGTCAGCGCGGCGGCGAACGCCAGCACGGGCTGGGGATACGGGGAGACCGACAGCGTGTAGTCGGTCACCTGCCGGATGAAGCCGGGCACGTCCAGGAGGTCGTCGGGCATCGGGCCGGGGTCGGACACGGACGGCTCGGCGGGCGGCGCGGCGTCGGTCTGGCCCACGATGCCGGTCAGGTCCACGGCAGACTCGTCGCCGCCGTAGCCCTCGGCCCGCAGTGCCCGGGCGGCTGCGGCGAAGTCGCCATTGTGCTCCAGGTGGGCATACACGGCGAACGGGGAGTACGCCTTGTTCGGCTCGAAGGGCGCGGCGTTGGAGGAGAACACGTAGAAGACGCGGTCCTTCAGCGTCGCCGACCATCCGGCCGTCTTGCCGGGCCGTCGCCAGTACTCATTCTCGCCCGCGCGGACCAGCGTCCAGCCGTGCTTGGCCAGGACGGCCCGGACGTCGCCCCGCGCCGCGAAATCGTCGCCAGGTCGCGCCAGGTTCGCACCCGACGCCGGAATCGGCTCAGGGGCCGGGACGTACTCGTTGAGCGCCCAGGCGGCCGAGAGCAGGATGTCTCGCTCCTCGGCTGTGAGTACCGGCAAGTTCGTGAAGTCCCCCTGGACGAGTTCATAGCCCGGCGATGGGGCACACAGGAACAGGCCGCCTTCGCCGCGGGTCTCGATGAGCGTGAGGAGCACGTGCCAGCGGCCGTCGGTGTCTTTGCGAGGGACGTGCTTCTTGCCGCCGATTGCCACTGGCTCGCCGTTGGGCGTCTCCACCCGCCGTTGCGCGAGCTTGAGGTTGCCGCAGACGACGTCGCGATTGCGATAGGCGACATGTCTGCCGCCGGAGGGCGTCCGCTCGATGACCAGGCGTTCGAGAAGGCCAGGCGCGGCCTCGCGCACGGCCGCACACCACGGCTCGAAGAGTTCGCCGCCGGCGTCAAAGTCCAGCATCTCCAAGTTGCCGCTCGCTTGACCGCAGACCAGGCACAGGGCCGAGTGGCCGTTGGAGAACCATGCCCGGACCTCGGCCGCCGTCGGCCGGCGCTGCTGGTACGGCGACCAGGCGGCCACGGCGGGGCGCTTCTGCGCCCAAATGGACGGCAACACGCTCAGGCCGGCGGCGAGATAGGACTGGGCCGCTTGGATCATGGCTTGTGGTCTAGTTCTTGGAATGGCCTGTGGGGGTAGAGCGGACACTCAAGAACAGGACATCTTGCTACATCGTGTCGCCACCACTGCTTGCATTGCAGGCAGAAACCTGCAATGGCTTCCTTTGCCAACCGACTTGTGCAAGCCCGCAAGTAGGTCTGGCGGTAGCTTTCTGGTATTCCATGAAGCTCTCTTTCCACAGCCTCCTTGCGGGGCCGGTCTAGCCGGGAAAGCCGTGCTCTTGAGTTCATTGGTTTGTTTTCCTCAAAAGGGTATGTCCTCGTCCGCCAGGGCCGACTCCGACTCGCCTGCGGGTTCCGCGTCATCCCATCCTGGTTCGCGGTAGAAGGGCTTCTCGCCCAGCTCGCAGCCGACGATGCGGTCGAACTCCTCGCCGGAGACGTGCCGCACGGTGATGCTCTTTGTGGGCGCGAGCGCCCCGCGCTCGGCGAAATAGACCGCCTCCTCGACCGAGTCCGGCACGGGCAGGTCCGAGCGCCTTCGCCACCAAGCTTCGGCCTTGTGCCGCGCGTAGCCGGTGTGCTCGAAGCAGACCCATTCCGACTGCCAGCGGGAAAAGCCGATGCGGTAATCGACCCGCATACTTCGGGGGTGGTCCTCGGGTGCATCCCGCTTGACGTGGACCGAGTACGCCACCTCCTGCACCGGGTAGGTCTCGACGGTCACCTCGCCGGACAGGACCGCCGCCGTGCTCGCCCGCGTGTCGTGCTCCTGGCGCTCGGGCGGCGGAAAGGCGTGGCCGCACTGGGGGCAGGTCGCATAGCCGGTCGCGATGAGGGCCTGGCATTCGGGGCACTTCTTGGCCGGGGCCTCACCCGTGCCTTTCCCGTTCTCCTTGACCCGCAGGTCGTCCACCGGCCCGTGGCGGAGGACGTTGCCGCCGAAATCCAGGATGAGGCAGTTGGCCTTGCCCGGATGGAGCCGGAAACCGCGACCGCAGCACTGGTAGTAAAGGCCCGGCGAGTTGGTGGGCCGAAGGAGCGCCACGCAATCGATGTTCGGCGCGTCGAAACCGTGGGTCAGCACGCCGACGTTCACCAGGTACTTCAATCGCCCCGAGCGGAAGTCCGCGATGGTTCGGGCACGCTCATCAGACGGCGTCTCGCCGAAGACAGTGGCCACCTGACCGCCCATACGCGCGAGGGTTTCGGCGACGTGTCGGGCGTGCTGGATGCCGCTGGCAAAGACCAGAACGGCGTGCCGGTCCTTGGTCTGCTCGACGATTTCAGCGCACGCGGCCTCCACGCGCTGCTCCTGGTCCATCAGGGCCTCGACCTCGTCGGCCACGAACTCCCCGGCCCGGACGTGCAGGCCGCTGGTGTCGATGTCGTCGCGCGTGCCCTTGGCCACCAGGGGGCACAGATAACCTTGGACGATGAGCTCGCGGACGCTCACCTCGTAGCAGACCTTGTTCAGCAGGTTCTCCGGCGAACAGATGGTGCCGGTGGTCATGCGAAACGGCGTCGCCGTCAGGCCGATGAGGCGCACGTTTGGGTTGATGGTTTTCGCATCCGCCAGGAACGTGCGGTACATCCCCTCGCCGTCCGGCGGCACCATGTGGGCCTCGTCGATGAGCACCAGATCGAAGCGCCCCAGTTCCTTCGCCCGGCGATAGACCGACTGGATGCCCGCGACGATGATAGGGTGGTCTCGGTCGCGCCTCTCCAGGCCCGCCGAGTAGACGCCGATGCGGTGCCAGAGGTCGTGGGCCATGGCGTGGAGTTTGTCCACTGCCTGCTCAAGAAGTTCCTTCACGTGGGCCAGGATGAGCACCCGGCCGTCCCACCGGGCGACGGCGTCGCGGCAGATGGCGGCCATCACGGGCGTCTTGCCCCCGGCCGTCGGGATGACGACACAGGGGTTGTCCTCGCGCTCACGGAGATGGCCATAGACCGCCTCTACGGCCTCTCGCTGATATGGTCGCAGCGTGATGGTCGGCGATTCCGTAGGCGGCGGGCTGAGCAGCGCGTGCGTCATGCCGCCACCTCCGTCCCGTCTGGCAGGATGCAGCGGTCGTCCATGATGGGGATGGTGTAGAGCGTGTCGCTGCGTCGGCCCAGGTAGCCCAGGATAAAGGCGTTGACCCACTCGACGGGTCGCCCGGTGCCATAGAGCGGGATAGGCCGACACAGGCAGCCCGCGCTACGGGCCTCGATGACCCGTCCCGGCGACCAGATGTTCTGCACGATTGACGCGTCGGCCCGGTGTGTGTGGCCGTGGATGACGCTCTTGCCCTGGCTGATCGCCAGATGGTTCTTCGTGGCGTGCCGGGCGTAGGACCAGCCGTGGACGGCGATGATCCGCGAGTTGACGCGGTAATGTGGATACCGCCCGTCCGCCGAGCCGTAGGGCACGTAGACGCACTTGCGTCCCCGCGTGAGCTGCACGCGCGGGGCGAGCATGGAATACGCCCCTCGGCCCTCTGCTGTGGCCGCCGCCCAGCGGTCCAGCCGGTGCTCGTGGTTGCCTTCGATCACAACGAGCCGTGTGCAAACCTTCTGGAGGCGGTCCAGAAGCGCGCCCGCCTCGCGGAGGTCGTCGAGGTACTCGGTCTGCGGCACGCCGTAGGTCGGCAAGTGCGGCGAGAACTGGCCGCAGTCCAAGAGGTCGCCCAGGCAGACGACCAGGTCCGGCCGGATGCGCTCGGCAGCGCGGCAGAAGACCTCCACGGCCCGCCGGTTGTGTTGGGGGATGTGCAGGTCGCCGAAGGCGAGCATGGTCTTTGAGCCGCGCTTGGCCATCTACTCCTCCCCTGCGACCATGGCCGCGGTCCGGGCGTACCCGGCGATGTCCACGAGGTTGTCGCGCTTGTGACGGTGGGCCTGGCGGGCGAGCTTGACGGCGATCAGGCACAGGGGCACGTCCGTCGCGGTGATGGCCGCCCCTTCGCGGAGCTTGGCCGCCAGGATGCCGTTCCACATCGCGGCCGTCCGGGCGAAGTCGTCGCGCGGGTGGCCGTAGTCGGCCTGGCGACTGCCGGCGGTCAGGCCCTTGGCCTCGTCGAGGATGGATTCGGTTGTGCCTTCGCTGGAGGGCGGCGAACCATCGCAGACGCCGGTCAACTCCACGCGGGCATCAGGCGCTCCGATCAGTGGCGCGAGCGTGGCCACGTCGATTGTCTTCAGGCCCATTTCGCGGGCCAGGAGGTATTCCGCCTTCGCCCCGCGCGACTCCTGCCAGCCGGGCAGAAGCGCGATGGCGTCGCATTCGACCAGGGCCGCCACGTCGGCCCGCATGTAGTCGGCGCGGGGCAGGTCCGTCCGGCCGCCGAAATTCTCGGCGGGGTTCACCACGTCCCAACCGGCGGCCTTGAGGCGCTGGGCGGCTCGGTGGAAGGCGTCGAAGTTGTGGCCGGGATACCCCGTCATCGGCCCGGCCAGATAGATGCGCTCTGGTTTGCCCATGGTTCAGTTGTCCTCCGGGTTGACAGCGGGCGTGTTCGCAGGATCTGTGTTCAATGGCATCACCTGACGCTTGGCCAACAGACGGCCTTGACGCCTGCATTCGCGGCACTCCCGTCCGATGCCAAGGGGGCTGCGCTTGCGCCGCCCGAACTCAGAAAAGGCCTTGATCTGACCGCAGTAAGAGCAGATCTGGCAGTCGGTACTGCTGTCCTGGCCGATGCCCACGAACAGCCGCGGGTGGTCTTTGACGATTTCCCAGTCCAGCCGGCGGATGGCGAACCAACGGTCGTCGATGCCGACGGCGTCCTTGACGGCGTCGCAGACCAGGTCCACGACGTTGACCGCGTCGCCTTTGTGGTTGGGCTTCTGGACGAGAATGTCGACCCAGACCTTGTTGTGCGCGACGTGGATGCAGTGCAGAGCGGCACGCAGCGCATGGGTTATGGCCGTCCGCATTTGCCGGGCCTCACGGCGTAGTGCCAGGTGCCCGCTTCGGCGCATCGTGTAGATGTGGTTCTTGGACGCCGACCAACTGAAGGGCACGGCAATCCTCACGTTCCAAAGAAGGTCCACGCTGGTGGAGTCAAGCCATGCGATGTTGCTTGCCGCAGCTCGACTTGTCGCCACGCCGGCATCCCGCGCCAGCTCCTTCTGCTGATTGACGTCCCATATCCTTCGCCGGACTTGTTCCACCGATGGCGGATTGCGGCGTGCCCAAAGCCTCTTGCGCACCAGGTCGCGCCGCTCGGAACACTCCGGGCAGTACTTCTGCGTCGGCGACGTTCTCGCCACGTCGCGATTGCAGTCCTGACACCGTAAGACCTGATTCACGTCCCTCTCTCCAAATCATCCCACGACAGCCTCCGTCGGTCGGGCGGGAAGGCGTCCATCGCCAGGGCGATCCGCCCGTCCGCCGGTGGCTTCCGCGGGCCGTTGCCGCCCAGGAGGGCGCAGGCGCGTCGGCGGAACGAGCGGCCCTCGCGGCTGATCAGCGTGCGGAACCCCACGTTGCGGTAGTAGCGGTTGACCGTGGGCGGCCAGGGCAGTTCAACCAGGGTCATCCGCGCCTCCGCATCGCCTATTCCGCCACGTTCCATTCCGCTACGCCTTGCCTGGCCTGCCTCGCCAGACCAAGCCAGACCTCGACTCGCCTAGCCTCGCCTGCCTCGCCACGCCTAGCTCCGCCTTGCCATGCCTCGCGCTGCCCGGCCACGCCTCAGTTCGGCTGCACTACCCGCGTCGCCAGGGTGGGGTCGGGTTGGGGTTCTGGGCGGGCTTCGCCCCGTCGGCGGTTTCCCGCTTGGCAAAGCCCCGAATCTCGTTTCTCGTTTCGCCGTCGGCGTCGGTCTTCTGCTTGACGGTGATGCACAACGGCAAGTTGTGGAGTTCGCAACTGTCCTTCGGCTGCATGACGCCGACCGCGCGGCAGATGGCCGAAAGTTCCGAGCGGGCGATCTTCACCGTCAGCGGGTTGGGGTTGTCCAGGTTCAGCCGCTCCCAGACGAGCCGCCCCTTGTGCGGCCCCTCGATGACCTGGAAGGTAAGTTCCAGGTACGCGCCGTTGCCGCTGCGGGTCGGCTTCATCTCCGAGGCCGTGACGACGGCGACATACTTGCCCGCCGGCAGCGGCTCGAAGTCCGTCGTCGGTTCCACTTGGTTCGCGTCGAATCCTTGCAGGTTAGCCATGGGTCTTGCCTCCGTTCTTATTGGCCGTGGCGCTCGGGGTCGTGCTCGTCAGGTATTGGGCGTAAGCGTTCCAGTCGAAAGGCAGTTCTTCGGGTAGGCCCAGCCGATTCTTCGCCACGTGTGCCGGGCGCTCGGTCGTGCGCATGATCCGTTCTCCTGAACCGATGCCCTGGGTTCGCGTCTGACTGAAACCTTCCTCGAGCCTCTTGGTGTAGACCTTGTAGGTGGCAAAGAGGACTTCGTCGCACCATTCCTGCACGACCTGCGAGGCGAGCTTGTGCAGGCGAGGCACGTAGCGGCCGTAGCTCTCCGTTTCCGGGTTCTCGAACCGCTCGATCTTGGCATGTGCGATGAGCAAGACCATCATGCCCCGCTCGTTGCGCAGGGCGTTCAGCCCTTCCAGGAACTCCCGCCACTGGGTCAGGGCCAGGACGTACCCCTTGGCATAGGGAATGTCCTCGATGCTTTCGACGCCGCGCTTTCGGCAGACCTCCGCCCAGATAAGCCGTTCCAGCCAGTCGAGCGAATCCACCACGACCGTCCGGTAGGGGTGCTTTTCCGAGTAGAGTTCCGAAATCGACTCGATGGCCTGGTCAAACGTCTCGGCCAAGGGGAAGCGGTCGCAGTCGATCTCCCCCAAACCGTCCTCGGTCTGGATGAAGATGGGCTTGGGGGCCATTGAGCCGAATGTCGACTTGCCCACGCCGTGCACCCCGTACAGCAGCAGTCGATGCGGCGCGGGACGTTTGCCGCTGTGTACTTGTCCCAGGAGCTTCATGATCGCGTTCCTTTCTCTTGCAAGTGACCGAAGACTCGATTCACGCCCGGCATGTCCGCCGGATTACGGGCGTCAAGTTGACGGGCGAGCGGGCACAGGGAGTCCCGACCGGGTGGCCCGAGGCCCGGTCACGCCATCCCGTCCGCCCGTCGCATCGTCAATGCCTGCCATGCCTTGTTCCGCCATGCCCCGTTTCGCCGTATCCCGCCTAACCACGCCTGCCACGATGCGCCATGCCAGTTTCCGCCCCGCCGTGCCTAGCCGCGACATGCCATGCCTGTCCCGCCATGCCCGGTCTTGTCGCGCATTGCCCTGCCACGCCAAGCCGAGCCCTGACGTTGTCTCTACGTGCCCGCCCCCGTCGGCACCAGCGCGTCAATCGCCTCGAACAGCGCGGCGAACTCCGCCAGGCGCGCATACCGCCTGCGCCAATCGGCCAACTCAGCCCGGGCGCGCCGAAGCACCTGTTCACGGAGCGTTTCGCTCCGCATCGCCTCGCAGACGTGCGTGAAGACGCGCGAGCCGGGAGATTCCTCGATGCAGACGAACGCCCGCACCGGCTCGAACGGTCGGTCGCTCTCCTCCGGGCAGACGACCACGGCCCGGATGAGATAGTCCGCCTGCTGGAGGCGGTACTTCCGCGCCGCCTTGGCGTCGTTCCACTCGAAGTAGCCGTGCAGGGCGCTGTTCGGTTCCCGCGCGGCCTTTACCACGGCCTCGGGTCGGAGCCGCCCGTCGTGCTTCCGGCGGATGTCCTCCAGGGTCTCTCCGACGACCTGCGGATCGCCGTTGAGGTGAAAACCGTCGCGGAATCGATAGATCATGGACCGGCCTCCTGGGCTATTCACCTTGGCGGGCGACGTGAAACCGTCCGCACTGACCGTCTCGCTGTGGCCGATGCTCGCCGACGCCGATGGCGAAGCCGGCCGTCTCGAAGAGGTTCACGATCTGCTCGGCGCTGATGACGTTGGCGTTGTAGCGGATGGGCAGCCGCACGCGCCACGCGCGGAACTCGGCGCGGTAGCGGATGTCGGCAATGCCCATCGCCAGTCGCACCATGTCCTCGCGCGGGGTGGGCGCGCCCTCGACCCGCACCAGGTCGCCGTCGATGTGGAACGCTCCCCGCGCGGCGACCTTGGTCATGCCGTCCACGTGCGAGCAGGCGTCGACCGCCGCCGCCTTGAAGGCGATGGCGGGAAAACCGAACTCGCCCTTCTGCACGTCCTCGAGCGTGGGCGAGGCGGGCTTCGGCGAATACCAGTACAGCGAGTCGATGAAGTCCTGCTCGGGGCTCTTGGCCTCCTTCTTCGGCATCGCCTTCTTCATCTGCTTGTCGAGCATCATCTTCTTGGCCTTGTCGCTCCAGGCGTGCACTACCAGGGGCGAGTCGCCAATCAGCACCACCTCCAACGACTGGATGTTCATCGGGGGGATGGTGATTTCCGTCTGTCGGATTGCCTTTGCCATGCTTGGGCCTCCTTCCAAAATGAGTTCCTTCGCCCTTCATCCGGCGGACCTGTCCGCCTGCCACGCCTGCCCAGCCGCGCCTAACCCCGTCACGCCGCGCCTTGTTACGCCATGCCCTGCCTGCCTTGCCGCGCCGCGCCCCGCCGGGCCAAGTCACGCCTCGCCAGGCCACGCCAAGCCAGGCCTCGCTCCTTCACGTCGAGTCAAAGATCAGTCCTTCCTCGTACAGCGTCGGCCACGCGCCCTTGCGCTCACATTCGCCAAGCCGAGCGATGGCCGCCTCGTTCTCTCGCTGGCATTGGTCCAGCACCGCTTCGGTGACCCGCCAAACTCCCGCCCTGAACGGCGGACGTTTCTCCACGGCCACAAAGAAGCAAGGAGCCTTCCGGCCCAGAACTTGGGCCAGAAGGCTCCGATAGAACGCCAGTTGGTATGCGTACCCGTAGCGACGGGCATCGGCCTCGAACCAGTCGATATCGTCCGCACTTTTCAGGTCGATGATCCCCCGCTCGGGATTGAAGAAGTCCAGCCGCGCTTGGCACGGCCGCCCGCAGTACTCGGTGCGGATGACGCCCTCGGGAACGCCGTCGGAGAGCAGCGCGGACGCGATTGCATGGGAGCGAACGCCCGTTGCAAGGTTGACGATCAGCGCGAACTGCTCCGTCGTGATGACGGGCTTGCCCTGAGATGACGCCCACTCGGCGTAGGCTTGGGTGCTTGTCCCGTAGGGCTTTCCCGTGCGGGCGTTCACCGGGCCGTCGCCGACGACGTACTCCGCGTCGAAGCACTCACGGCCTTCAAGGATGAGCACGTGCGCCGCCCGGCCGAGGACATAGGCAGGCCGTTCCTCGTCAGCGATCAGACCCTGAACCTTGTACCAGTAGAGGAGCGGACAGCGCCGGAATTCCGCCAGGGCGTGGCTGGTAAGGTGCGTCTTGGCCTTCTCGCGGTACTCCGCCTCGGTTTCGCGGACGAGGAAGTCCAGCTTTGCTCGGGCCATCGTCGTCTCCCTGTCTTCTGCGCGTCTCGCTACTGGGATACTTACCCGGCGCACGCCCCAGATGACGGACGGCCTGCCAGATAATCCCGCAGTCCGGCCGCCTCGAAGACCTCGCGGAGTTTCTTCACGTGGTCGTTGAGCGTCGTCCGAGGAACACCCATCGCCCGCGCCGCGTCGGCGATGCTGCCGGTCTTCAGGAGTTCGCACAGCCTTCGCAGGTGGTCCGGCAGCCGCTTGAGGACCGCCTCCACGTCGAGGGCAAGTTCCGCCGTCTCCTGGTCGGACCGCGCCTGTCGGCCGAGCCGACGGTCGGCCTCCTCGGCGGCGATGGTCTGGATGCGCTCGACAGAGCCGCCTTCGCCGTCGTCGATGTACTCGTTGAGGGAGCATTCCTCTCGCCGCGGGTCGCGCTTCTCGCAATTGCGGTCGCGGATGAGCGTGGCGACCTTGCGGTCGATGATGCGGGCGACGAACGTGTTGCAGGTCGCCTTGGCGGGGTCGAACTTCGGCAGGCGCTCCAGCAGGTCCACGATGAGGTCCTGCCGGATGTCCTCGATGTCCTGGGCCGCGAAGCCCTCGGTCCTCGCCAGTTGGCGTGCCCTGTGCCGAATGTGTCGGATTGCGTAGTCGCTGAGTTCACACTGCTGCTTCTGGTTGGCGCTCATTTGAGCCTCCCGTGGCCGGGGAGGCGCGGCGTGGGTGCCAACCGAGGCAGCGGCCGACAAAGAAGGAGGCGCTGTAGGTCCGCCGTGTCAGCGGCACCCACAACGCCTCCACCTCGTGGCCGGTTAGTTGTCAGGTTCCGAAATCGTTCCAATCACACGTGGGGAGCCGACCCCCGTCGTTCAGGCGGCGTCCTCCTCGACGGTCATCTTGAAGGGCAGGCCGTGCTTGACCTCGATGCACTCGACGAGGCCGTCGCCCAGCGCCTCCAACTGGGCCAGCAGCTCGCGGACCTGCGCCTTGAGCGTGAAGTCGCCCTTGGCCGCCTCGGGCCGCGGGCCGTTCTCGCCCCCGAACTTCACCTCCCGGACCACCCGCGGCGGCGGGTCGAACACCGGCTCGCCGTCGTGGACGACCAGGCCGCGGACCTGGCCGAAGTTGAGTTCCTGCATGAGCCTCACCAAGCGTTCCCCCGCAGGAGGAAGGGACGCCAACGCCACCGTGTCCGTCATGTCGGACCTCCTGTCTGCGCTCTGTGGCGCAAACAAAAACCCCTGAGAGGCGGGCCCGGCGGAAGGCTCCTCTCAGGGGTTACCTGTGTTCTCGTGGCCGCCGGGCCGCGCCTTTACCTCGGGGGCGCTACACCCGGCGTAGCGGCCGCTACATTTCGCGTAGCGGGCCGTTTCTCAGAGAGTTTTCCTAATCAAGTGTCCCACTCGATATGATCGTGTGGGTCGTAACATGGCTTATTCCCGCAGGTTAGGCGCGGCGGAGCGAGGTGGGCAGCCATGAGTTTGTCATACTTGGCGATCTCGGCCAAGACTCGTCGGATAGCCGCGCGGAAGGACTTTCGGAGGCGCTCGCGGTCGTCCGCGTGTTTGCGCAGGCGTCCGCCGAAACCGAGGTCTTTCTTGACGTGTTCGGCCAGCCATTCCTTCTCGCGGCGAATCCGATCCTGCTCGGCCTCGTCATTGTTGGCCTCGGCCTTCTCCATGTCCTCGGCCAGTTCGCGGTACTTCTCGCGGTACGCGACCAGGGCGTCTTCGTCCGAGCCCTCCCCGGCGCTACCCAAGGCGTACTTCTGAGGAACCTTGGCCACCTGGTACGCCAGGTCTACCGCCGAGAAGACCGTTCTGGGATGCGAGAGCAAGATGTGGAGATAGGCGGCCCCTTTGCTGGGTTCGAGAATCCAGTCCTTTCCCCCGGCGTATCGCACTTGCCAGTGTCCCCCCGTTTGACGGAACACGTTGTCGCCCATCGTGGCAGGAGGCCTCGTTGCCGCTGCGGGCGGCACGGCAATCCCGGGTCCGACCAACGTGGCGGAGTCGCAGACCAGCCGAACGAGGCAACTGGCTGGCAACTCGCGTTTGAGGATGGCCGAGGCGTGCCTCGCAATCGCCGCTTCAACCACGCCGGTCACCTGTTTGGCGTGCTTCTGATAGAGCTTGAAGACCTCTATCGCGTTGGCGTCAGGGGAACCGTCAAGGTGTCTGACTATCCGGGAGACCTCGCCATAGCGGCTGAAGAACTCCATCGCCGACATCCGGGAGACAGCGGACGCGGTCTCCACATAGGAGGCCAGCATGGTCCGCGGCTCCCCTTCAGCCCGCTCGCCCACCAGCAGGTCCACCTTATACGCCTCGCCGGGATCGGTGTCGGCCTGCCCTGCTGCAAGCACGGCAAACCGTCTGTCTATGCACTGGGAGCAGGCTCCGCAGTGCGTGTGTAGGCGGGTGATCTCCCAGGTGTGGGTGCAGCTGGTGGAGTATCGGATCGTCTCCCCGCAGCCGGCTTTGGCGATCAGGTCTACGACGTCCGCTTTGGTCTTCAGGACAAACGGATTCTCGACGGCGAATGGTCTGCCAGCCAGAGCGCCCAGTAACTTGGCGAAGTCCCGGAGAGCGCGAGGGTGCGTTGTCCGGGTGGCCCTGGCCCCGACCACCTGCGGGGCCAGCGGCAGGTTCAGGCTTACCACGCCGTTCTCATAGAACCTGATCCTTGATAGGCCCAGCATCTGTGCGATGGTCGCCCCAAGCGATGCATAGAGGAAGGACCGCGTTCGCTGCGTATACTCCCGGCCAAGCGACTTGGCCTTATTGATGATGACGGGAAAGTGGATGGGCTTGGCATCGCCAGCGCGCTCCGCCAGGAGCTCGCACAGTCGCCGGTGCCGGCGGGAGAGCTTCTGCGTGGGCTTGTGCGTTACGAGGGCGACCTTGCGCTTATGGACAATGGCCTCGTCGACCGCGCCGCCCAGGGAGTCCACGCCCCCGGAAAACAGCACCACCTCCTCGCGGGGTACCAGGGCCGAGGCATCTTCGGAGAACTTCAGGTACTGTTGGAGCGCCGGCCCGTCCCTTAGGCCCTCGAACTCCAGGTAGTACTCGTCCTCTGAGACAAAGCTGAGCGTCTCCTGAAGTATCCCAAGGACCGCCGGGCCATTCCATAAGTCTGGGTTGCGAACGGGGATGCGGAAGTAGAGCTTCCTACGCCAGTTCCCCCCAGCGCCCTCCACATCGCTCCCACCCCGCGTCACGGCCTGGTCGGCGCAGTAGACATAGGTGGCAACCTCGACCAGGTCCAGGAACTGCGAGGGGATGTCGTGGAACAACGGGCGGCTGATATCCTCGATATGCAGATCGACGTTCTTGTGCGGCCCCCACATCCGCAGTCGCACGGGCTCCTGCTCAAGCCTCGGCAGGCCGGCGTCAGATACGCCGCCGCACAGGATGACGCGCTCATTGGACATCGCTGCGCGCCCCCGCTTTCAGCTCATCGGCGAGCTTGCGCATGGCCACATGCGCGAACCCCGCCGCGTCCTGCCTGCTGATCCCACCCTTCTCCCAGTTTGTCTTCGAGAACCAGCCCCCGGCGAACTCCTCGACGATGCGGGAAGCCTCGCGGCAGTGCAGCGCCAGCGCGCCTGAGAACTCGGACATCTGGGCCAACGTGGCGAACCGGCGGCCTTCGCCAACGTGATACGACATCGCCCGGCTCAGGAAGTAGTCCAGCGTCTTGTTGACCAGGCGGCCAAAGAATTGCCGGGCGAAGCCGCTGAACTGCTTGGGTGTGGCCAGGGAGCTGAACGCAGCCTTGACGTCCTGCGGGGTGGTGTCGAACAGCCCGTGCGTCCGTGAACCGATTTCCCCGCTTATTGTTTCGGCGGCAGCCATCTGAGCCATCTCGCCCAGGTCCGTCCGTCCGCCGTTGTTGGCCAGCCGGGCATCGATGGCGTCTGCGAACGCCCCGACGATCTCCATCACGGTGGGCGAGTCGGACACGTCCAACCCAGCCCGGCGAAGCTCGCCCGCGAAATCGTCTGCCCGAGCGGCCAGGGGAAGCTGTGTCAGCAGCCAGAGGGTCTCCACAAGCCCCTTGTCCTGCGCGGCCAGGTTCAAACCACGTTCGGCCGCGGCCATCGTCGCGTTGGCGACCTGCCAGGTGCCCGCGCCGCCTTCGATCAGCGCGACCACCTGCTGCCACTTACGTGTTCGCGGCAATTCGCCAAGTCTCGTGTGGCCCATCACTTATTTCCCGATTGCCTCTTGATTGCCTGAGCCAGTTCCTTCTGATTCCAAGGCACTACGGGCACCTTGTTTGCCGACACCGTTTTCGGGAGACGGGCAGGCGGCCTGTCACCTTTATACATGGCCACCACGCCTTTTCCGAGCGCAATGGCCTCTTGAACCTCCCAATCAACCCACCTGCTACCAGCGGTTTTGTCAGACACATAGACTACCGTCACCGAACATTGCCGTATGCGCTCACGTATGCCGCGCTTTATGTACTCAGCATCCCTGCTGTCGAACGGTTTCTTCAGGGACCAGTCGTTGAACTCGATGTCCGAGTTCTCGTTCTTCGCCTGGCCTCGGAGCATGTTGACATCATTCAGATCCTCTGATGCAAAGCTGATGAAGACATTACACTTTCCGGTATCAGCTCCGGCTTTCAACGACTCCTTGGCCTTCTGCTCCAACCTCTGAAGCTCGCCGGGAGTCAGCCCGCGCCCGCCACCGCCGCCGCCGCCCAT